ATTTCCACAAGAAAAATTGGACAGATTGTTTTGAAGTAATTGGTCGTAAAGACATTAAGGCCAGAGACTTATGGGATATGATCTGGAAAAACTCTGTAGAATCTGGAGATCCTGGCATCTATAACATCGACTTAGCTAATAAATATACTAATGTGTCGTATTTTGAAAGCCTTGATTCAACCAATCCTTGCGGCGAAATCTCGCTCCCATCCTATGGAAATTGTTGCCTCGGTAATATTAATCTCAGCAATATGGTGCTTGATGACGGCAGCGATATTGATTGGAAAAGATTGGCTCGTACAGTTCGTACAGGGATTAGGTTCTTAGATAATGTTCTTACAGTTAACAAGTTTCCCACAGATACTTGCAAGAGAGTAGGGGAAAGGTCTAGACGGATAGGATTAGGTGTAACTGGTTTACACTATATGCTCATTAAACTGGGGGTTAAGTACGGTAACGAAAAGTGTTTAGAGTTTTTAGACAGATTATTCTCTACCATACGAGATGAGGCATACAAGATGTCGATTTATCTCGCACGGGACAAGAGCCCCTTCCCAGAATTCGATTACAAAAAGTATTTAAATGAAGAATATGCTAAAACATTACCTGCTCGTATTAGGATGCTTATTAAGCGTCATGGTATTAGGAATGCCGTTATGCTTACCATCCCTCCATGCGGAACAATATCCATGCTTCACGGTGTCTCAAGTGGCATTGAGCCAATATTTGCTGCTATGTATAACCGTCGATATCGTCAAGCGAATGTCTGGAAGGAGCAATTAGTTGTCGATTCGTTATTCGAAGAGTGGCATGACGCAAAAAAACCGTTGGATAACTTTGTCGGAGCCTATGATGTGGCCCCCGAAGATCATATTAGGGTACAAGCTACGGTCCAAAAGTACATGGATTCCTGTATCTCAAAAACCATCAATCTTCCTGCAACTTCCACTCCTGAAGAGTTCTCTCAAGCAGCGTTGGATTATGCTCCGTACCTCAAAGGCCTTACTGTTTATCGAGCAGGCTCTAAAGGTAATGAGCCTTTAGAGGCAATCCCTCTTACTGAGGAAAATATCCAAAAGTACATGGGAGATAATAAAGAGGTATCTATGGCAGTTGGCGAGGCTTGTTCCTTAGCGGGAGGCGAGTGTGGGGCGTAAACAATTTACAAGGAAAGAAGAGGTTACGCGAGAAACAATTATAATTGCTCTCCTCTATGCTGCCCTCTTCGCTTGTGGGATGTATGGTATACTTCAATGGTACGGATAGTTTTATTTTTATTAAGCCTGGGACCTGCCTGTGCGCTTCGTGCCTTTTTAGCTGGAGAGAAGTAGAGTGACCTATTACGATTGGATTTGTCATGAATGTGAAGCTATTTGGGAGGTAGACTATCCTTTAGGCACAGCCCCCAAGCAAACCCCCTGCCCAGACTGTGGGGAATTAAGGAATAGAAATTGGGGGTCAGTTACTACTTTTAAGATGAAAGGGGATTGCCACACCAATAGAGTAAGAGCCAGAAAGTATTATGAAGATGGTTTGACGAAGGATGAAGCTCATGAGTATTATGATGAATCTATAGCTGCATCTAAACGAGCTATTGCAACTGGGTGGAGACATTACTCCAAAATGACACCTAATTTCGAGCAAGGGGTAAAGGATGGGGTCGTAAGGCGCAGATCTGAATCCGAGGCAAGAAACGCCAAAGAAACAGCAAGGAAATTGACAGAAAAGGTCTATAATGACGTAGGACACAAAATATCTTCTTCCCTCCATAAACCCCAGTAACAATGCAGTACGATTTTAGCGACGATATTCAGAGAGGCATCTTATTTCTCTCTAAATACAATAGAGATTTTTATCTTCAAATTAGCTCCTTAGTTAGGCCTGAGTATTTTGAGTTTCCTATACACTCAAATATCTTTCAGTCTATCAGGCAATACTATGATGATTATCTAGACATTCCTAAGGATCTTCACCTCTTAGAGTGTGTTAAAGAATTTAAGGGCTCTAAGGAAGATCTTTCTGATTATGATGACGAGCTTCAAAGAATTAACTCCATGGATGCGTCCTGTATAGGGCATACGGAGTTCTTCCTAGACATCATCGAAAAGTTTGCTCAAAAGTCTGCCATGAGAGAAGCTATTACTAATAGTATTAGCTTGCTTAAAGATGATCGGATGGGGGAGATTGAAACCTTGGTACGGGATGCTCTATGTATCAATAGGAATGTTGATCTCGGACAGACGTACTTTAATGACGTTCTAGCTCGTTTTGAAAGGAGCTTAAAGGATACTGCGGGAAACAGACACCCTACGGTTTTTGATACTCTTTCAAAGGAGTTGGAAGGTGGCTTAGGAAACAAGGAATTAGCTATGGTTGTAGCACCCCCAGGGGTCGGCAAATCTGTTTACCTTGTTAATCAGGGTGTAAAGGCGATGATGAACAATAAGAAGGTTCTTTACATTAGTCTAGAGATGAGTGAGGACCGAATCGCTGCTCGTTTTGATTCTATCATGACCCTTATTCCTCAGCGAAGGCTTAAGGATAGTTTAGCTCTTCTTCAGAAGAGGCTTCAGGTTTTTGGGGAGAGGTTCCCTAAAGCTCAACTAATGATTAAAGAGTTTCCTACGGGGTTGGCAAATATTAATGATATTAGGTCTCTTCTGGTTCAACTTCAAAACTACGAAGACTTTAAGCCTGATGTAATTCTCATTGATTACCTTGAACTTCTTAGACCTACGCGAGATGGTTTAGCGGAGTACCAAGCCCAACAAAGAATTTCTGAAGAGCTACGAGGTATTGCTGTTGAGTGTGATGTTTTGATGTGGACAGCAACCCAAACAAATCGCCAAGGAAGATCAGTAAAGCTTATCACAGACGCAGAACTTGCAGATGCTTATGGAAAGATTCGGACCTGTGATTATGCTATCTCTCTTAACCAAACAGAGGAGGAGTTTGATAATGGGCAAATGAGATGTTACGTTATGAAATCTAGGAACGGCAAGCAAAGATTTGTTGTTCCCCTTTCCGTTGATTATAGTACCCTAACCCTAAGTGAGGCTGATCCGTATGAGTCCGAAGAGTAAGCATATTTTTGAACTTATTAATTCCACTGAGGCCCTTCAAGAAGTAGACGCTGGATGGGCTCGCTTTAGGATTAAGATAGTTAAAGGCTTAAAATCAGCTAAAACTAATTGCTGGGGCACTTGCGATTTTGATACTTATGAGATCCAGGTGGAAGAAAAGATGGAGGATGGTCCTGCCCGAGAAACTTTGTTTCACGAAATTTGTCATATGTTACTGGAGTTGTGTGGGTTAGGGGGTGAGGGCGAGGGAGAAACAGAGGAATATGTTTACACCTCTAACGAGAAGCTTACTATAACAATGTCCCGAGCAATGATGATGTTTGCTCGATTGAACCCTGAATTAGCCAAGGAGCTATTATGCCTAAATTAGACATTAATCAAGTAATTAGAGATCTTGACATGGATACCTATAATGAGATCTGTCAAAACATAACAAGGATTGATAGAAGTAATATGGATGTGGAGCTTTCTAGACATGCCAGCCATTACTCGTATTACTCTGCTATGCAAGATCTTTGCAAGAAAAAATTAGATGATAAGAATTTGGAGCTAACTATATATATGGCCCAAACACGAAAAGAAAGAACTGAAGAAGGAAGAGGGCTTGCAAAGAAGCCTACCGCTAAAGACCTCGATGATTATGTGCTCTCTCAGGACGAGTACGGGCGCATCTGCCGTGAGGTTAATGAATTAACTTTGAAGTACAATATGCTGAAGAGCTTAGTTCAATCTTTAGGACAGAAGAAGGATCTGCTCGTCCAACTGTCCGCTAACATGAGAGCAGAAAAAAACATTTACAGCTAACACAAACAGGCTACGCTGCCTATTATAGCACTAACAGCTTATAACTAACTACAAAGGAGTTTACAATGGCTATCGATTTAGAAAAAATTAAGGAAATCCACGCTAACCTATCAGGTAAGGGTGGGGGTGGAGGAATGTCGGATACATTTCTCAAAGTAGAGGAGGGTACGAATGCAGTTCGAATCCTGCCTCCCAAAGAGGATGACGCGGACTTTTATGCGATGACTAAGTTGCATAGAATTCCCATGCAGGACGGCACTGTGAAGAATATTCACTGCCGTCAAGTTCATGGCGAGAAATGCCCCCTCTGCGAGCTTTACTATTCGCTTTGGAAAGAGCCCACAAAAGACGAGACTCTTGCTCGTCAAATTAAAGGGCGTGACCGCTACTACATGAATGTAGTGGATCGAGAAACTGGAGAGGTTAAGATTTTGTCTATTGGCATTATCCTCTTCAAGAAAATTATTGCTGCAATGGTTGACCCTGATTATGGGGATATTACTGATGTGGAAGAAGGGCATGACTTTAAGATTATTAAGATCATGGAAGGTCAGTGGCCTAAGTACGACCAGTCTGCACCGCGCCCTAAGTCTACCCCTACGGGTACTGGCAAAGAGGTAGCGGGGTGGATGGACACTCTTCATGATATTCAGTCTCTTGTGAAACTGGAAGACTATGAGGAGCTTAAGCAAATTTCTGAGAGCATCAATCCTTTTGCTGCTGTTGAGAGGTCTGCTAATGACATCAACCGTTCCGTTACGGAAGTGGATGATGATGATTACATGGAAAGATTACAATCATGAAAAATATTATTCTACCTGCCGCTATTGCGGTACTTTTTGGAGCGGGTCTGATGTCTTGCTCAATGGTTGAGGGAGCTATGGGGGAAGAAGCTGATGTTTCTACTCTGGGTGGATTCCTCGATACTTTGTGGACTTTAATGAAAGGCTTTCTTCCTAGCTTAGCAGCGTGGGAAGGTGGGTGCTCAATTTTCAGTCCTAGAAAACGACAGCACTACACTAATATGGTAATGGCAGTTGTTCCCCTCAATAAGAATGTTGAGTTCGGAGAGGCTGTTAAGTCTTTAGGTTCGGGCCTTGGTATTGCTCACTCTTCAGATGCTACAAAAGCTGTGCATGATGATGAGGTCGCTACGGCAAAGGTAGACGCCGCAAAAATCAAAACAAAAGCGTAACTATTAACAGTTAGGATCTATAATATGGGGAGCCTTCGGGCTCCTCATATTTTTTATACATGGACAAATTAAAGATTTTGGTTTGCCCCGCCAATAAAGGGGGTTGTTCTTATTATCGTGCTTGGTCGCCTTTTGGTAAGATAGCCGAGCAGTACCCAGAGCTTGTAGAGGTCCGGTTTAACGAAAACCCTTTAGGTATGGAAGCTAGTTCTGGAGAGTGGATGAAGGACTGGGACTTTGAGGATATGAAGTGGGCTGATGTAATCATGACCCAAAATATTGCTAACTTTGGGGGACCCTACACTGCCCGAGTTATAGGAAAAGCTCATGAGTTTGGTAAATTTGTTCATTATGATACTGATGATCTCTTAACTAACCTATACGAGGGTCACCGTCTTAAAGAAGTGTACGAGACGAAAGGCTTGTCTGAGATTACTAAATTCATTTACGCTAATTCTGACTTAGTTACTGTCACTCAAAAGAAGTTTGCTTCCCGCATACAGGAGTTCTGTGGGGGGGTTCTTGCCGTAGTTAAGAATGCCATCGACTACAAATTACCCGCCTGGAATTTCCCTAAAGCCCCACCCAGAAATAAGCGTGTAGTTCGAATCGGCTGGGCTGGAGGAATTCACCATGAGGAGGATGTTAAAGAGTTTGCTGGAATTCCCCATTTCGTTAATCAGCGGGTGGGAAAGGAAAATGTAGAGTGGCATTTCTTTGGGAGGCCTCCTAAAGGTGAGAATGATGCAGAGGCATGGCAGCAAGATGTTTGGGATAATTATCAGAGGACGTTGCTAAAAGGCTTTAAAGGTGCAAGTAATTGGTATGTTCATTATGCTCTTCCAACAGAGCAATATGGTGCAATTTTCTCGCAGATTGATGTTGCCATCGCTCCTCTCCAGATGAATGATTTTAATGATTCTAAGTCGGAGATTAAAGTTGCCGAGTGTGGTAGATATGGTGTTCCTTTAGTGGCTTCGAATGTTGGTTGTTATGATGAAACTATTGTAAATGGTAAAACAGGATATCTTATTGCTCCTGATGCTCCTTCGGCTGAGTGGGTTAAAGTTTTAACTCGTGTATGCAAAGACAAAAAACATAGAGAATCTATGGGGCGTAATTTACATGAGCTAACGGAAGAGTACTTTGATTTAAATAAAGTAGCTTCCCAGCGACTACAGCTTTATAAAGATGCGTTTCAGCTTAGAGGGAAAACCGAGTTGTTTAATAAGCTTAAGGATGTGGAGGGGTTATCATGATTTATCAATGTTATGCTAGACCAGAAGACAAGAAGCATTTATTTAAGGGGGGACCGTATAAAGGCTTTGGTTTAGAGCCCGAAGTTAATCCTCGCTTGTTCGAGAACTGCCCTGAGCTAGAGGACCCTGAAATTCGTCTGGGTTTGACCGAATATGCTTGCTTTTTGTGGCACTGGCGCAACAAAGAGAACCCCGATGGGTGGTTCGGCTCTACATCTTTCAGGCAGGTAGAGAAGGGATTTCATGCGAAATTCGAGTCTAAAGACGAAGTTAACCACTACCTCCAACAATACCCTATCTTAGGGTGGGGGGAGTATAAAATTTATGGAGATTTTGTAGAAGAAGGGGGAGCGAAAAGATCCATTAGTTTAGGAATGCAAGCAGAAGCTTGCCACCCAGGGATCAATGATTTTATCCTAGAGGCTTTTACTGCTCATGGGTTAAAAATCCCTGATACTTGGGCTACTAAAACTCATGGGTTTTTTGCTAATTATTGGGCGATGAGTAATAAATTATTTAATGAGTTTATGGAATTCTCTTGGCCTTTAGTTCAATGGTCTTTGGAGAACGTGCAGCACTCTAGATTCTATAAAGAACAGCCTGAATATAAGACAGTAACAAATGCGAAAGCTACTGGGTACTTCATGGAAAGATTATTTATTCTCTGGTATTTGATGAAAGGTATTGAGCCTTATAATCCTTACCAAGAACCATCAACGCTATTTAACAGGATTGTAGGATGAAAAAAGTAATCTCTTTTGGGCTGTGGGGAAATGGAGAGGAGTACATGGTCGGAGCCATGAAGAATTTAGACCTTGCTCTAGATATTTACCCAGGGTGGGAAGTCTGGTTTTACATAGAGAGCGATGTAGATCCTAAGATTGTAGAAAAGGTTAGGCAGTTAGCGGACAATGTGATTGTTTATGATGATGCTCATGGTTGGGAGGGTCTCTTTAAACGCTTTCTTCCTATGTGTGATCCCTCTGTAGATGTTTTTATTAGTAGAGATTGTGACTCCAGACTTTCTGATAGGGAGTATCAGGCTGTTGAAGAGTGGGTAGCTAGTGATAAGCAGTTTCATTGCATGAGAGATCATGAGGCTCATAAATATCCTCCTGTCCTTGGTGGAATGTGGGGAGCTAAAGAGTTTGGCCTTTTAAATTTAGATTACTTATTTCATAATATACTGGGGTATAATAAACAGAGCTACTTTGATGATCAAAACGGGTTATTAGTTCTTTACAGGAGTTTCACTCAATTGTTCTTGGAGCATGATGATCGAGGTGAGTTTAATGGAAAGCCGTTCCCAACACACGCTCCCATGCAGTATGGTACTTTTGTAGGAGAACGTATAACAGTTGATGACAAGCCAGGAGTTGTATAGTGGAAAACACCCTAGAAGAGTTACATAAAATAAGCCAGAGATCTTTGGTAAGTGAGTTTATCAAGACGCTAGATGCTCCTACTATTTGTGAAGTAGGAGTTAGAACAGGAGATAACTTTGATTTTCTTCTTATGCCCAACGTAAAAACTGCTATTGGGGTGGATATTTGGAGAGAGACGGGAAGTACGGGGCAGAACGATAATCTCTACGATCAAAATGTATTAGATGAGCAGTATTCCCAAGTATTTCACAAGTATTGGGGAGACAGCAGGGTACGTTTAATCAGAGAGTTTAGCAAGAATGCTGCCCAATTTTTTGAGGATGAGACATTCGATTTTATTTACATTGACGCAGATCATACTTATGATGCAGTTACTGAGGATTTAGAAGCATGGTATCCTAAGCTAAAGGTTGGAGGAGTTTTAGGGGGGCATGATTATATCTCTAAAGAGGATACCCTTAAGTTAGGACATTCGGTTCCTTTTGGCGTGATAGATGCTGTAACTGATTTTCGAGAGAGGCACGGTTTTGCGGAAGGTAATTTCCATCTCACTTACGAAGCATATGCTTCTTATTACATGGTGAAAGAGTAATGCTAAACGCATTTGAAGATAGAATCATTTGGTCTTTTTGGACTGGGGATAATGAAATGTCAGATATCCGAGCCGGAGCATTAGAGTATTTAGAAGAGCATTGTGAGGCTGATCACCGTCTGATCACGCTGGATACTTTAGAAGATTACATATTAGAAGATGATCCTTTCCATGAGGGTTATCAGTACCTCAGCTTAACCCATAAGTCCGATTATTTAAGGTCTTATTTTCTTTACCATTACGGTGGGGGGTATGCAGACATAAAAGCTTATGATTTTGATTGGGTTCCTTATTTTGAAGAGTTAGAAGTAAGCGATAAAGACTTTATAGGGTCTGCAGAAGTTCACCCAGAGCACATTGCTTCGGATAATTTTTTAGTGTGCAATCATTTTGAAAAGTTAGCAACAGTAAGAACGCTTATCTTTAAGCCTAAAACCGAGTTTGCTAAAGAATGGAAAAAGCGTACAAATGAAAAAATGGACGAGGTGTTGGACCAGTTAAAGGTTCAGGACGGGTTATATCACCCTAGAGCTACTGGAGCAGAACCAGGGTTGGAGGCTGGAGTTTTTGGGGAGTATGGAGATTGGCCTACGGGTTACCCTGTGGTGTGGAACGCCTTACTTGGTAAAATTATCCACCAACTTCAGTACGAAAACTTAGGCTCTTTTCTTCTTGGAATGCCCAACCAACTGAGGATAAATTATAGATAATATGAGTTCTTTATCTTTATGCATAACGTGTTACGATGGTGATTATCACCTGCTGGACAACCTTCTTAACCACTTTTCGCGTCAGACTGTGGCCCCGGATGAGATCATTATATCCTCTAGCGGGTTAAAGGAGGAGGACCTTCTCAATAAAGAAAGTTTATTGATTAATGACGAAGAGGTTCCTATAGTTCAAACTAATAGTGAAGAGCGGATCATGCAAAGTGTAGCCAGAAATAGAGGGTCTCAAGCAGCCACTAAAGACTTAGTTATGTTTTTTGATGTGGACGATATTCCACACCCACAAAAGATAGAAGCTACTAAGCATATCTTTGATGATGCTTCGGTAGACGCGATGCTTCATAACTACTTCCCTCCAGGATATTATTCTTGGCCTGACAGGGCTGGGCATGATTGGCCTGATCTCCCCTTCCTTCGCATAGATGAGTACCCTCCTTTGTTGAAAGTAGAGCAGAAGAATCCTGACAATACTAATATTATGATTGAGGGAGGACATCCCGCTCACCAAGCTCATATTACGTTGAAGAGGTCTATTTTTGATACTGTTCAATTTGATGAAGATGTGGAGATGTATAGAAAAGAGGACGGGAAATTCTGTCAAGATGTTTTTGCTTCAGGTGTTAACTTTGTTTTCACTCTTTTAAAATTGGTACAATATAACTAGGAGGAATAATGTTTATTTGCTATAATTGGATTGGTATGGTTGCTGATATGCACATGGATAAAGACGCTGAGTTTTATAAGCAGCATGGAGTTTCAAAGCTTTATGACGAGAAAAACTCTATTTTCCATGAGCCTAAGGGAGATGATTTAATCAGCCAGTCTTTAATGAAAAGACAAGATGCTTTTCGAGCTTTGGCTGAGTGGGGCTCTCAAGCGCAGCCTACGGATATTCTCACAGTGAAAGCGGATTATATTTATTACGGACACTTTCAGTATGCAAGAAAGTATATTTCTCAGCCTTATACCTTATTATCAGGAATGTCAGGTCTAGTGTTGGATGGCCCAGCGTACAACATTGACAGGGCTCAGTCTTGTTATGAGGTTAGCTCCATTGTTGAGGACCCCAACTTAATGCATTGGTATTGTACTAATGCTCCTACAGAGGTAAGTGATAAAATTATTCCCATCCCTATCGGTTTTCAAGAGAAAGAACGCGAGGGTGGAAACCCAGAAACTTTAGCTAAGTTAAGACAGTCTCGCTCTCGTTACTACAAAAAAAAGGACAGAGTTCTTCTGCCGTATCATAACTTGAGAACGCACCGTGATAGAGAAGCTTTAGTTAAAAAACTTAAGGATCTTCCTTTTGTTGATTATGTAGAGGAAAAGCTTCCGTTTAAAGAATATGTTAAGAAAATGGATGAGTATAAGTATGTCTTGTGTTTAGAGGGCATGGGAAATGATTTGCATAGAAATTACGAGGCTTTACTTGTGGACACTATTCCAATTAATTTAAAGAACCGAGTGGAGCCTATGTTTAAGCAGCATTATATTCCCTCAGAGTTTGTAGACTCTTGGGATGATTTGGATGAAGAGTGGTTCGCCTCCTTAAGTAAGAATTATTACGGGTATGATAAAATTGAAGAATTCTTAACAGTAGAGTACTGGGCGAATCTAATCAAGTGTAATCTATATGAGTGGGAGATAGACAATATTAATGAACCTGTTTAATTTAGACCTTCACATCTCCGTCATAGAAGATGTAAAAACAATCTTAACAGATTTAGGTCATACAGTAGACAGCAAGAGTCTCTCTGGGCACACTTGGGTCTTTGGGAGAGAGCCTGATCAAATGGATGTGGTGAGTCAGGAAAACTGGAAGACTCTTAATCAAGAAATGTGTGATGCATTTTATAAGAGATATAAGGATGAGTTATCCACCTATGATGGATTTTTAGTTACCTACCCCCCTGCGTTTTCTCTCTTGTTTGAGAAGTTTGATAAACCCATTTTTGTGGTAGCTGCCACTCGTTATGAAGCTCCCTTCTCTAATAATATGCTTGAGTGGGAGTGGTTTAATTCTAAGATAGTAGACATGATCGACAGAGGACAGTTGATCCCTCTCACAAATAATTTATACGATAAGTTTTACTGTGAGCATTTTACTAAAAAAGAGTGGAAACACATTCCCAGCATATGTGAATACACTAAAGCTAAGTACACAGGAACAGAAGAGGAAAGTATTCTTTCAGCAAAGAGTAGGTTACTCCCTCCTCATTGCAAGCATATTAAAAGTTTAGGTAGACATACTTGGGAAGATCTGTATAGGTACAAGTCTATAGTTCATATTCCTTATAATGTTTCTATTATGTCTATTTTCGAGCAGTATACCGCTAATGTACCTCTTCTATTCCCCTCCCCAGAGTGTGGAATGAAGATTCCTGGGTTTCTCTCCGAAACGTTTTTTCACCCAAATATAATCAACGACGCTAAGTTGCAAGAAATTATTAATGTGGATACTTTGAAGCTGGCTGATTACTATGATAAAGAGTGGATGCCTCATGTACTGCATTATACTGATGGGGAGCACCTTAATGAATTGTTAGAGACTACAGATTTTGAAGAGGTATCAAATTCTATGAAAATATTTAATGAAGAAAGAAAGAAAAAAGTTTACTCCCTTTGGGAGGAGGTAATGAATGGAAGGGCAAATTAATTTAGGATCACCTTCTGGAGATAAAATTAAAGAGATTACGGAGCTTGATACTGTTTCTACTGTAGTAGAGATAGGTACTTGGAATGGCAGGGGTACTACCCGTTGTGTCATGGAAGGTATGAAGGGTAAGGAGTCTTCTGAGTTTTATACCTTGGAGTGCAACAAAAAGGAATACGAGATAGCTAAATCTGCTGACCCAGGAGACGGTCGGACGCATTTTTTACTGGGTAGGATTGTAGAAGAAGAAGACTTAGATGAGACGGAGTTATTAGATGAGGGTTGGCTCAATGAAAGCGCATGGTTAGAACAAGATAAGGTAGCTATGCGAGAGGTTCCTAACGTCTTAGACATGGTTCCCGAGGAGATTGATTTTCTTATTTTAGATGGTGGAGAATTTTCCACGCGAAAAGAGTTACAACTCTTAAAGGATAGAAGTAAGTATATTTTCCTAGATGATACTGTGGTTAGAAAGAATAAAGCTAACAGGGTAGATTTAATGCTGTCCGACGAATTTCAAATATTGGAAGACCATCAGGATGATAGAAATGGCTGGTCCCTATTTGTGCGTAAACCAAAAGGCTATCTTCTTCAGTTAAATAAACTTGCGTCTCTTCATGACGGAAAACACACCTTGTTTTGTAAGACAGATTATCTCGATGAGTGTCTTCCTTACTTACATGCTAACCCAAGGCCTTGTGTTTTGATTACAGGTAATAGTGATTACTCTATAACGGATGACATTGCTGCTGCAGCCCCTGACTGTATTGTTCGATGGTTCGCTCAAAACGCCGATACTACTAATCCAAAGGTTGAGGGGATTCCTATAGGTATTGAGAATTCGGAGGAGTGTAAGCTTCCAGGTCATGGAGTGGGATGGCCTCACGCTATTCCAAAAGTAGAGGCTTTATTAAACTACGAGGATCGAGAGCCTACGAAGGAGGTGTACGCCAATTTTAGTTTAGATACACACCACTCTCGCGCTGCAGTTTATGATAGTTGTAAGAATCTAGGGCACGTAACTACGACAGTATCTAAGACTCATTTTGAGATTAACATAAGATCTTATGCGAATTATGTTAATGATATTTTGGATCATAAGATGGTGGTATGCCCTAGGGGTAATGGGGTTGATTGCCATAGGGTATGGGAAGTGTTACATTTGAACCGTGTGCCTATTATAAAACGAGAGAATGCCATGCGCTATTTTGAGGACCTGCCTATAATTATGTTAGATGACTGGTCTGAGTTGCAGTCTCTTGAGACGCTGCATCAAAAGTATGATGCGGTTAAAGATAATAGTCGAGAGGCTTTAAACATAGACTACTGGATGGAAATAATTAAAAATGCCATTGAACCAAGATACGATTGAGAACTTTAATTTTGGTGATCACTTACAGCAGTTGTTTATTGAGGGCAAATATACGATTCCTGACGATACCTCGGTAAACACGGTTCAGAGTGTACCTCTTATATCAAAGAGCGCAGGAATGACCTTCAAGCATGACTTGGCTTTAACAGAGTTGTGTCCAATTAAAATTCCTAGAACGGGTACGAAGACTTTAGCTAAGGTATTTCAAATCATTAAGGATTCTCCTGAGGACTATCCTGTTGATTCTTTAAATCTTGTTCCCTGCGAGTATACACTCCATAACATTGTTCAGGATGAGTATCCTGTTTCTGAGGGGTACAACTACTGTACCTTCTTGAGGGATCCCGTGTCCCGTGTCTGGTCACATTGGCATTTGTGGAAGCTTCTGTGTATGGATAGAATAACTCGCGTTCCGTTTAGAGCGTGGCTTCCCCCTTTTTATTTTGAAAACCTAAGTGGGCACTTTTTGGACTACAGAGATCTTGCATGTCAGCATATTTCAGGCAGGTTTCGCCAACCTGTTACCCCAGAAACCTTTGAGTTAGCTAAAGCGAATTTAGATAAATTTTTCTTTGTTGGTATTTTTGAAGATTATATTCCGAGCGTGAAGGAACTACTCAAAAAGATGGGCATTACTACCTACAACGATGAGTTGCGGGTATTGCTCGAAACCACTCCAGAGCCTTCCAGGTCCTGGGGCACCTCCCCTGTTGGCTGGACTGCTCCCAATGAAGAGGAGGCAGAAATAATTCGAGAGTATAATGAATATGATATACGGCTATATGAATACGCTGTACAAAAAATGGGAAATAATTAAAAATGTCGCAACAACAGAGTGAGAACTATTACAGCCATATGAAAATGACTATGACACATGGCCTCGATATAGACTTTATCAAGAGCCTTAGGGTGGTACAAGCGTTTAATGCAAAAACACCTTTTCTCGAAAACTACTACAATAGTTTGAGTAAAGATATTCAGGAGCAAATAAAAGCTCCCGAAACACTAGCACAGGCTGAGTATCTTTTGGGAACAGGATCTACTTTCCATTGGCCTGAGGATAAAGGAGATCATATGAAAATGCAAATTGAATTTCAGAAGAAGATCTTACAGGAAGTAAATCCTTCTGTTATTCTAGAGGTTGGAACGCACACCGCACAGTTTGATTATATGGCAAAGACATTCCTTCCTAAAGTACAGGTGCATTCTTTTGGTTTAGACATGTGGAGCCTTTTATTCGTTGCCCTAGTTAACGATTATTTTTCTGAAGAGTTTATTACTTTCCATCAGGGAGATTCTACTCAAACTCTGCTTGAGTTTACTCCCGAGGAGGCCATTGACCTCGCTTGGGTAGATGGGGGGCACACTTTCCCTATAGCCCTTTCGGATTTGAGGGAGTGTGGACGGATGAACATTCCGCATATCCTTGTCGATGATTTTACTTTAGGGGAGCATGGGTTTAATGCGGAAGTTAACGCTGCTGTTCTTAGGTTTATTGAAGAGTCTAAAGTAATGAAAGATCATGGGCATAAGGAGTACGAGATAGCAGAAGTTAGTGAGGACGAAAGGGGGATTTGTTATCTCCGAGCCAAAAAATGAAAACTTTACTCACGGGAGCTAATGGGTTAGTTGGCTCTACGATAAGCGCAGATCTCAGGGTGAGAGGTCGGAGCGAATTAGACCTCAGGGATTGGGCGAAAACCCACAAATTTTTCTACGCTAATAGTCCCACTCATGTAATCCACTGCGCTGGTAAGGTGGGAGGTGTGTGGGCCAATATGAATCATTTAGGTGAGTTTTTCTATGATAGTATGGCGATTAACTTAAATGTATTAGAAGCAGCAAGACAGACTAATGTTGAGAAAGTTGTGTCTTTTTTATCTACCTGCATTTACCCTGACAAAGTGGAGTATCCGTTAACGGAAGATAAAATACATTTGGGTGAGCCTCATCCTACCAACTATGCTTATGCTTATGCCAAACGAATGCTAGAGGTTCAAAGCAGGGCTTATAGAGATCAGTATGGTCTAAACTACGTGTGTGTTGTCCCTACTAATATTTATGGGCCTAATGATAACTTTAATCTAGAGAGCAGTCATGTGGTCCCTGCTCTAATTCATAAATGTTACTTGGCAAGAGAAAATGGTACAGACTTAGTGGTGTGGGGAAGTGGCAAGCCTTTGCGGGAGTTTATTTATTCGGAAGATATCGGTAGGTTAACAGAGTGGGCTCTAAAAGAGTATGACGATCCGCTACCTATTATATTCTCTAATAGTGATGAAGTAACTATTGGGGATCTGGTTAAAGAAATAGCAAGGGCTTTGGAGTTTAAGGGGGATATCATTTTTGATAGTACAAAACCTGATGGTCAGATGAGGAAGCCTACTGATAACTCCAAACTCATGTCGTATCTTCCTAATTTTGAATTTACTCCTTTAAGTGAGGGAATAAAGAAGAGTGTGGGTTGGTTTGTAGAAAACTATGAGAATTGTAGAAAATGAGTTGGGCCTTAACAATTGATACTTTTAAATTTCTTGTTGACAACTTTCCCCCAGGGACGAAGATTTTAGAGTTAGGAAGCGGGGAGGGAACAAAAGTGTTGCTGGATAATGGCTTCTTTGTTTTTTCTATCGAACAAGATTCTGAGTGGGCTTTTAAATATCATAAGTATTATATTTTAGCTCCTCTTAAATTTAATAAAGTTGATAACAGGTGGTGGTTTGATCCTGCTTGTCTAGAGGGGAAGCTTCCTCGAAACTATGATCTTCTCTTGATTGATGGGCCAACCAGAGGTTTTGAAGCCCCCCTTCTTGAGTACAAAGATTGTAGGTTAGGAATTTTGGAACATTTAAACCTCTTTAACTTGGATGTTCCTATACTGGTAGATGATGTTAATCGTGACCCAGAGTTAGAGTTATTTAATATATTAAGTGAGGGTCGTGAATCCTCAATTCACGGAAGATTTGGAATTATACGATGAAAAAAGCAATCATTACAGGAATTAGCGGACAAGATGGATCATACCTAGCAGAGCTTCTGTTAGAGAAAGGTTATGATGTTTGGGGAGTATTGAGAAGACACTCCCAACCAGAGTATCAAAGTAATCGGTTAGAAGAAGCTGGTATATATGGGAATGATTCCCTTCATTTGGTGTATGGAGACATTACAGACTTTAGTTCTATGTGCCACTTGGTTAAAGATGTACAGCCTGATGAAATATATAATCTTGCGGCTCAGTCCCATGTTAAGATTAGTTTCGATCAGCCTGGATTCACTACTAATGCTGATGCTGTAGGTGTTTTAAATGTTTTAGAGGCTGCTAGATTAGAGTGTCCTACTGCGCGAATCTACCAAGCAGGTTCCTCAGAGATGTTTGGTAATGAATGTGACGAAGATGGATACAGACGAGAAACCACTCGAATGGTTCCCGTAAGTCCTTATGGGTGTGCTAAGTTGTATGGTTATAATATGGCTAAGGTCTACCGCTCTTCTTATGATATGTTTGTATCGAACGGGATTTTGTTTAATCATGAATCTCCTAGGAGAGGGTTAAACTTTGTTACCAATAAAGTAGTAGTAGGAGCCATTAAAATTAGTAAAGGAAAGCAGCACACTCTGGCGCTAGGAAACTTAGATGCTTCTCGGGATTGGGGTCACGCTAAAGATTATGTACGAGCTATGTGGATGATTCTTCAACATGAAGAGCCTGATGATTTTGTATGTGCTATGGGAGAGTCCCACTCAGTTCGGGACTTATGTGAAGAGGTTTTTTCAGAGATAGACTTAGATTACCGAGATTTTGTTATTATAGACCCTAAGTTCTTTAGGCCTACTGAGTTACATGACCTTAAGGGTGATAGCTCTAAGCTCAGAGAAGTGCTTGGCTGGAAGCCTGAATATTCTTTTAGAGAAATGATAGAAGAAATGGTCAAAGCGCGGCTATAATGAGCTATGACTTACCGATCAGACGAAAAATATTATCAAATGAACAGATATCAAGAGGAAGCGTGGGAGACTGCGATTTATCCAGCCAAAGGAAACAATCTTTATTACCCTGCTTTAGGTCTTGCGGGAGAAGCAGGCGAGGTATGCAATAAGATTAAAAAGATTATGCGCGACCAACATGGAGTTCCTACCAAAGACCAAAAACATGAAATCGCAAAAGAGTTAGGCGATGTTTTGTGGTATCTTGGAGCTTTGGCAACGGAGTTGGATTCCCATTTAGGGTGTATTGCGGATTCCAATCTACAAAAGCTCGCTGATCGCAAGAAGCGAAATATGCTTGCAGGGTCTGGGGATAACAGGTAATGCCCGTATATAATTGGCATTGTACGAAGTGTGACATGGTGTTTGAGATATTCCAATCTATGACAGAGAGGGATGAGGAACCTCCCGAGTACTGCCCTGAATGTGATCCCGATATTAAAGAAGAGAAGGGTACTTTACATCAAGTTCATTTTAAAGGAAGCCTTCCTAAGTTTAGGATACGAGGAGAAGGGGCTTACTACCCGGATAAACTGCAATGATTGATTTAGATGACCCGCCCCCGCCTATGCGGTTAGCAATTAAAGAGTCACATAAGTCAAATCACAGGTTTAAATTAGGGGCCTGCATAGCCCGAGGAAAAAGAATCCTCTCAAAAGCACACAATACCCGAAAGACGCATCCTAAGTTTGGTGCTGGGAATTACCAGACTCTCCATGCCGAAAGCCATGCTATTTATAAAGCAGTTCGACGGGGGATAGATATAAAAGGTACAACTTTATATGTTTACCGTCATAATAATAACCTTGCAAAACCGTGTCCCTGTTGTATGGGACTTATCCACAAGTATGGAATAAAAGAGGTTATCTATAGTGGAGTATGATATGAAACGATTAGAATACATTTGGTTAGATGGGACTGAAACACCTCAATTAAGAAGTAAGACCCGCTTTGCAGAAGAGGCTACTGATTGGAACTTTGATGGTGGATCGACAAGCCAAGGATCTTTAGAAGATTCGGATAGAGTTTTAAAGCCCGTAGCTACATACCAAGATCCATTCTCAACAGGAGAGTTGGTGCTATGCGAAGTGTTTTATCATAATGGGATTGCCCATGAAACAAATAATAGATACAAATTACACAGTGTAGATGTAGGTGATTCTGATCCGTGGATTGGGTTTGAGCAAGAGTTTACACTACTTGATCTTTTTGGGGAAGAGCCTTTGGGGTTGGTCCTTAGACCAGAGGGACAAGGCCCTTATTATTGTGGGGTAGGTCGCCAAAATATTGTAGGTCGAAAGGTACTAAGTGTTTTTGAAGAGGCTTGTTCTAGAGCAGGCGTAGAGTTGGACGGAATTAACGCTGAGGTCATGCCAGGACAATGGGAGTTCCAAACTAGGGCTAAGGATGCTAAAAAAGCCTGTGATGATTTGTGGGTTGCTAGGTACATCCTTGAGCGTCTATCTGAAGATCAGGGGGTTATTGTCTCTTATGATCCAAAACCTCACCCTGCGTTTAATGGAGCGGGATGCCACACTAATTTCTCCACCGCTAACATGAGAGCGAGCTTTGGTCCTGAAGAGCAGGAAGAAATGATGAAACATTTGGAAGCTGACCATGATAACTACATTGGAGTTTGCGGAAAAGGGATAGAGCGCAGGATGACGGGTGACTGTGAGACTTCAGATTATAAAAAATTTAGTTGGGGAGTAGGGGATAGAGGTGCTTCCATCAGGATTCCGCAAAGGGTTGCAGAGGAAGGAGTTGGGTACTTTGAGGATCGTAGACCTTGTGCAAATATTGATCCCTATAGCTTAGTTTTTAAGTTATTGGAAACTACAAAAAAGTCAAACTCTCTATAATAATATATGAACAACGATGTAATTAAAAGACTAAAGAATGCAGGGCTCCTCTCGGAGCAGGATCACGATCTAGGCTTCGTGTCTACAGGAAGCTATGCTTTGAACAAGGTAATCTCTGGTGATTATATGAAGGGTATTCCGATTGGGCAAATAAGTCAATTCCATGGAGAGTCCTCTACTGCAAAAACAGTCTTTGCTACTCATATTTTAAAAGAGGCTCAAAGCAAAGGTTATTATTCTATGCTTCTTGATAGTGAGAATGCCTACAATCCTACTTTTGCGAGAACCTTAGGGTTGGATCCTGAGCGACTTATCTACTCCACTCCTGAAACTTTGGAGGAGAGCTTTCAGGTGATGGAAGAAACTATTTTGGCAATTCGAGAAGAGGATGAAGATACTCCGATTGTTATTGCGTATGATAGTATCGCAGTCTCACCTTCCAAAGTGGAATACGAAGCAGAATCATACGACGGTAATAATATGCAGGGTGCGATAAGAGCAAAAGCTACAGGAGCTTGTTTGAGAAAGATCAATCCCCTCATGCGTAAGCATAAGGTTGCTCTTATCGTTATTAACCAGATTAGGAATAAGATTGGGGTGATGTATGGCAGCCCTGATACGATGGCAGCAGGAGGCAAGTCGTTGGATTATTATCTCGGTGTTAATTTAAAGTGCGTCTCCAATAAAACTGCTGATCTCATAAGGGATGAGCATAAGCAAGTGATAGGTATTACAGGGACCGTGAGAAATACTAAGAATAAGGTTTCCATTCCCTTTAGAGAGTGTGAGTTTGAGCTTATGTATGATGAAGGGCTTAGTGCTTGCGCAGGGCTGTTAAAACAACTCGTTTTGGACAATATTATCGACCAGAACGGGGCATGGTACAATTGGAACGGTGTAAAGTTCCAACGTAAGGAGTTTGATGAGAGCTTCACCACTGGTGAAAAGTTCGCTAAGTTGAGATTTGAGGTGGGGATAGAGCCACAACTCCCTGCTACCAAAGAACTTAAGGCTAAATGAAAATTACTTGCATTTTAAGGTTGCAATTCATAGATAATAGGGTATAATATGACGATGAAAGACGACGACAGTAGCTTCTTCGATGTCCTGAGTGGCATCATAGACGAAGCGTTCTCCAAAGTGTTTACAGAAAAGAAGGAAAACCTTTCCTTAGATAGTTCTGATTACGCCTCCATAGAGGAGTACACAGAGCAGACAGGGAAAAGGTTTCGTATCAGTAAGGACCAGAAAGAGCGCGGACTCACCAGAGAAGAAGCATTCGCAGAACTTTACTTAAACGAGGAAAAATAATAATGATTCTAACTAAAGAAAACCATCCCGCAGTATTCGCAGAGCAAGCTGCATCCACAGTTTCCGATAAGTACACCTTCATTCCTACTACTAGGATCCTTGGTGTTCTTGAAGATGAGGGTTGGATCCCCACTAGTGCTTCACAGGTTAACTCCCATAAAGAAGGGAACAAGCAATTTGCGAAGCACCTTATCCGTTTGCGCCGTGACGAGGCTATTCAGCCCGAAGTTAACAAGACGATTCCTGAGATCGTTCTTTTCAACTCTCACAACGGCAAATCCAACTATGACCTCCGCATGGGTCTTTACCGTTTCGTTTGTTCTAATGGAATGGTTGTGAGTGATGCAGAGTTCGGATCAATTAAGATTCGTCACATGGGTTACACAGATGAGCAGGTTGTTAAAGCCTCTCAAGAGTTCATTGATAACAGCACTCGCATTATGAATGTTGTTAATGAGTGGCAGGACGTTAAGTTGGATCGTGAGGAGATGCGTTCCTTCGGTCGAGAGGCTGCTAAGTTGCGATTTGAGGATCCTGATGATCTTACTATCAACACCGTCCTACAGCCTCGTAGGGGTGAGGACATGGCTTCTGATCTTTGGACTGTGTTTAACAGGACTCAAGAGAACCTTATTCAAGGAGGGTTCCTTGTTACGGGTGGTCGCCGCAGAAGCCGCGCTATCACTAATATTGATAAGAATATTGATATTAATACTAGCTTGTGGGATCTCGCTAGTAGCTATTCTAATAATTAGTTAA